GATGAGTGCTTTCAAGCGTCTGGAGATAGTATATTTCATAAGGTTAGGTTTGTCCCGACTAATAAGTGGAAGTATCAAGGGAATAATCTCCATACCCTTGAAAGCCATCCCATTCGGAGCCATCAGTATGTAGTTGGTGCTGATCCCAGTGGTGGAGTAGGACGTGATAATGCAGCTATTCAGGTTTTTGACCTGACTGCTGGAGAACAGGTTGCAGAGTACGCACATAATAAGATTGAGCCAGATGCTTTTGGGGATAAGGTTACAGATTTAGCTGAATACTTTAATAATTCTTTCGTAGTTGTTGAAAGCAATAATCATGGGCCTATGACTCTTGACAGAATAAGGAGCAGGGATTATCCTTCTATGCTGGTTTATTCAATGGAGCAGGCTGGGGTTAGTTATGAAGATAAAACTCTGATGACTATGGGCTTCAGAACATCTGTGAGAACCAAGCCTATTATGGTTGGGAAGCTTAGGGCTTTGTTAGCCCGAGATTGGATCATCCATAGTCCAGCATTGAATGGGGAGCTTTCTACCTTCGTTGAGCATGAAGATGGGAAGCTAGCAGCCCAGAAGGGCTGTAAAGATGATCGAGTAATGGCAGGAGCTTGTGCTGCAATAGGCATGGAACATGCTGAACTTTATGCTGGAAATGGAGATCCAGAGATTGTAGATCTGCGTTCGTCTGATCCAGCTAGGCATCCTTTCACCCTTGAGGGCATCATTGATGAGTGTGCAGGAAGAGGTAGGAGATTTCCAATCTCCCCTCAGCATATTTCTTCAAACAGTGGGGTGGTCAAAATTTGACCATATCAGATGATGGAACCTTTCTTGGTCTACACAATAATCTGTGTTGCTTCTGCAGGAGGTTGTGCTGACTATGCTCCTCGGAAGCCTTGGATCTTTAGAAGCCAAAAAGATTGTACAATATTTGCGGGCAAGTTCTATATGGCTGTTGTAAAAGATCTTGAGGAGAAAGGCCAGATAGTTGTCGATGGTAAGACTTTCTGCTTAAGATTTAAGGAGACAAAAGAAACATGAAAATTCTAATAATCTCCAAAAGTGGTGATGGCTTTGGCATAGCACAGAAGATGCAAGCTGAAGGGCATGAGATTAGGATTTGGGTTAAGGAAGAGGGTTTCGATTTCGTCTTAAAAAACATCGTTGAGCAAGTTTCCTCTTGGAGACCTAGCGCAAGTGACTGGGCTGATCTTGTTATTGCTGATATGGTTGGCTTTGGTAGGATGGAGACAACTCTAGATAACTTTGAGGTCCCTCACGTAGGTTTTAACCAAATCGCAGACATGATGGAGCTTGATCGTGCAAAACAAATGCAGCTCTTCTCGAAATTCGGGATTGAGACTCCTGAGACAGAAAGTTTCGCAAACCCAACGGCAGCAAAGTCAATCCTTGACGGATGGATCAACCCAGGGTACGTCATCAAACCGAGTGGAAATCTCGATACGGGAAAGACTTTCGTTACCAGAGATGCTGAAACATTCAGCTGGGCACTTGAGCAATTCTCTGGAGACCAAGACTTAATAGTTCAACGGATTGTTGAAGGCGTCGAGATTTCGACGGAGGGCTGGTTCAATGGAGAAGATTGGCTTAATCCCTTTAATCATACATTTGAGTATAAGCGCTTTCTTACTGGCGATCTTGGGCCCAATACTGGTTGTTCTGGCAATCTTGTTTGGGCTGTGGATAAGCCTCAGAAAGATGAACTTGTTAAGAACCTTAAAAAGTTGGGGCCGTTCCTTAAAGCAGCTGGTTACAAAGGGCCGATAGATCTTAATACAATAGCTACATCAAGTGGGATATTTGCCCTGGAGCTGACTGCTCGTATTGGCTATGATGCAATCGAAGCTCTTTATGAAATAATGGAACCTCAAGATCTTGGAGAAGTATTTGACAGTTTAGGGAGGGGCGATAAACCTGTTGACTTGCCGGTCAAGAAGGGGATGTTTGGCATAGCCATTCGTCTAACCGTCCCTCCCTATCCACACAGGAAAGCAGATAAGAGAGATAAAGGCCTACCAATTATTGGTCTTCCAGAAGATCTAGATCACTTCTATCTAACTGATGTGTTCCTCAATAATAACTTGTATCAGTGGAGTGCAAGTGATGGAGTGTTGATGAAGGTTGGAGGAAATGGGAGAACAATTAAAGAAGCAACTGCAGCAGCGTATGAAAGAGCGAAATCTATACGCGTTGAAGGTGCTCAGTATCGTGTTGATATTGCTAGTGGGGCTGAGCGCAATATTTCTCAGTTAAAGAAGTGGGGCTACTTAGCCCCTGGGAGTTTACTTAGGAGGGCTGTAGGCTAATGCCATCACATCCAGGATCGGTAGATGCAAAGAAAAATGTGAAAAGAAAGAAGGGCTTAAAGAAAGCTTTATCTGCTCCAGCTGCTAAAGCAGCTGCAAAGATGGCTACAAGGAAAAAGGTTTTAACCGATTTACTAGGTAAATAAAATGGCTATTGAGGGATATGTTCGGAAACGCCCCGATACTGGTTATTGGGAAAGCCAGATACATGCTGGTAAAGAGTTCCGTAGGAAATTTGCTTACGAACAAGAATGGAGTAAGTGGAGGGACTTCTATCGAGGTAATTGGGCTCCTGGAGTTATGCCTCTCAATCTCTTCTATATGTTCCTTCGATCTATCGTACCCCGTGTCTATTTTAGAGATCCAACAGTAAGCATATCTCCTGCTAAGCCAGGTGCAGAAAATCTGCTCTTTGCCAGGCTTCTTGAGCGAGTAGATAATAAGATGCTTCGCAGGATGAAGTTTAAACAGCAGATGAAGGGAGTTGTGCAAGATGCCTTCTTACTTGGAACTGGTATCCCAAAGCTTGGATTTGGGGGTTTCTATAGTCCAACAATCCTTGAGGATGAACCTGGGCCGCCACTTGCAGCACAAGGAAGCTCTGTTGAATACTTCACAGGCGCTGAAGACTTCATGCCTTGGGTTTCAAGAACTCCTCCTGCAAACTTCATCGTACCTGCCGGAATTACTTCATTTGAACACAGTCGCTGGGTCATTGAAGAATTCAGTAGACCTCTTGATGAAATTCAACGAGATCCAAGGCTAGAAAATACTTCTGGATTGCATAGCTTTGAGGATAATAGCGTAACTGATGCTATTGATCTTGGATCTATATTGAGACCAGTTAAGATGGTTAAATTATATGAAGTTAGGGATAAAGCAACAGGTAAGGTTTTTGTCTATGCTCCAGATCATAGTGAAGATGATAAGGTTCTCTTCTTTGGCGATGATCGCTTCCTCTTAAGTTATGGGGGCTTCCCTTATTTCCCTGTTATCTTCAATGAAGATGATGAGGCTTTTTGGGGTCTCCCAGACTCTAAAATCCTTGAGCCTCTTCAGTTAGAGCTTAATGAGATTAAGACTCAGATTATGAGGCATAGGAGAGTAGCCTTAGTTAAACTTCTTATTAAAAAGAAAGGTATGAAGCCAGAAGAAGCTGAAAAGATGGTTAATGAAGATGTAGCTGTAGTGGCTTGGGTTGAAGGACGAGGAAATATTGATAGTATAGTTAAAGAATTTAATTTCAATATCCCTCAAGAACTCTTCCTAGCTGCTGACCAGCTTATGCAAGATGTAAGAGAACAAATTGGCTTCTCCCGAAATCAATTCGGGGAATTTAACTCTCGAAGTGGAGATACAACTGCAACTGAAGTAAACGTGGTAAAGCAAGCTACAGAGATTAGAATTGATGAGCGGAGAGATGCAGTTGCTGATCGAGTTGTAGATATTGTAGAGATGATGCACGGGGTTCTTTTTGATAACTGGGGAGAGGAACAGATTGTAGATGTAATTGGCCCTGGAGGAGTTCCTATTTGGATTAAGGTGAGGGGAGAGTTGCTTAAGAAGGGTAAGTTTAGCGTGAAGGTTGATCCTGATAGTTCTATTCCAGAGACAAAGGGGCTTCGTGAACAGAGAGCTATTCAACTATTTACTTTCCTTCGTGAAAACCCCTTCATTGATCCTATCAAGCTAACCCAATATCTAATGACTGAGCTTAAAGGTCCTCAGTTTGATGAGATGATGAAGATGCTTCCTCAACCAGGTGTTCAGCCAGATAGGCCTATAGAAATTCAAGACTTCGCTGGGCTCATGGCGAATAGTGTTGGGCAGCTTCAAAACTCACCCGCAGCACAAAAAGCCTTACCTGCACCACAGCAAGTTCCACAGGGATAATGAAGATGCCTTCTTATAATTATATCTGTAAAGATTGTGGTGAGTTTACTACGTTTAGATCAATGAAAAATCGTGCCTTTGCAAAATGTCCTAATTGTGGGACTATGGCGAAACAAACTGTTTGTAGTCGACCTCCAGCGGTGCATAGCTTCAAGTACGGTGTTTTTGAAAACATCGCTTCTGAACCAATTTACGTAAAAGGGAAGAGACACTTGCAAGTACTTTGTGATGAACATGAGTGTTATGCTCCAGGAGCTTTAGACTGATGGCACAGAAAACAATCGCATCCGTTATAACTAGATGGACTAAAGAAGGCCCAGTAGTTAAAATTAATCACTTTGAAAATCTATCCCCCGTAAAAATTGAAAAGTGCTTTGATGCCGTTCTTAAGGAATGGTATCGCCTTCGTGCTGTTGCTATAGGCGAGCAACGGAAGCTGAAAATGGCTGAAGAGAGAGCAGGAGCTGAAAATGGCTGAAAAAGATGACGACAATAAAGGCGAAGAAAAGGTTGACTTTGAGCAACTTAATGAAGCAATTAAGGGTCTTCCAGAAGGCGTCCAGAATGCGATGAAAGCAGCTATTAAAGAAGCTTCTGGAGATGCAAGGGCTGCTGCAGCTGCAGCTGCTAAAGCTAATGAAGATAATATTGAAGATGATCCTGATCCTGAAGTTGATGTTGAGCGTCTCAGCCGATCTGAATTAGTTAGTCACATTAACAGAAGCCTTGATAAGACTATTGCTAAGGCCCTCAAGCCGGTTTTGGATCGGCTGGAGTCTACTACCACAGATGCTGAAACAGATCGAGTTAAGAGAGAATTCGAGAAGGCTAAAGATAGCCATTCCGACTTCATGGAATGGAAGGATGAAATGCGGGATATTATTACTGCTCATCCAGATCTTTCAGCAGAAAGAATTTATCGCCTAGCCCGATCTGAAAATCCTGAAAAAGCGAAAGAAATTGATGATAAGATAAAAGAGGATAAAGATAAAGAAGATGGTGGAAGCAATGTAACTCCAATGAGAGCTTTCGGAGGGCTTAGGTCAACATCCGGTAAAAGTGTAGAAAATGATGGAAAGAAACAACCTAAGGACGCGGCTAAGTCCGCATGGGAGCTAGTAATGGGTGAGGTTCCTGACTCATTATATGGCGAAGCAACGGAGGGCTAATCTAAATGGCAGTTCCCAATACACTTTCGGAAGCCCTAGACAATCTGTACACTACGACCTGGCAGAATATGAAAAGGGTTGTGGTGGATCAGATTTTTGACTCAACCCCTTTCTGGTTTTGGCTGAAAGCCAATGGCGGATTGGAGAGTGTCTCGGGTGGACGGTTTCTGACTGAGCCCCTTCGCTATGCGAAGAGTGAAAGGGTTAAATTCATTGGTCGAGGTGGTACGGTATCTCTCAGCGATCAGGAGTTCTTGACTGAAGCAGTTGATGATTGGAAGTATCTGGTTGACTCAATCGTTCGGTTTGGGGTAGATGACCAGAAGAACCGCGGTAAGAACCGCATCATGAGCTTCATGAATGCTAAGCTGGCTAACAGCCGGGACTCTTTGGTGGATAAGATTGAGTCCACACTCCCTGCTGATAATACATCAGTTCCTTTGTCTTTCGTTGGCCTGCAGACTCTTGTAGCTGATGACCCGACAGCAAGTGTTACTGTCCACGGCATTAACCAGAATAGCAATACCTGGTGGAGGAACCAGACTAAAGACATGACTGGTCTTTCTTTTGCCATCCAAGGTCATGCAGAAATGAGAACGATGCTCAATGACACGAGCAACAATATCCGCAATGACTCACCAAATATTATCCTGAGCGGTCAAACTCCTTATGAGTATTATGAGGACACGGTGACTGAGCAGAAGCGGATTGTTAATAAGAAGCTTGGCGATGCTGGCTTCGAGAATATCCAGTTTAAGGGCATCCCGATGATTTGGTCGCCTTCTGTGGCCAGCACCAGGATGTATTTCTTGAACACTAGGTTCTTGAAGTTTAAGTTCGATCCATCCATGAACTTCGACATGACGGAGTGGAAAGCTATCCCAGATCAGGTTAACGATCGGGCAGCTCAGATCATCATCGCTGGTAATCTCATGACTAGCCGTCGGCGTGTTCACGGTGTTCTTCACACTATAGATACACCATGAACCACTTGGATGGTCAAATTTTGACCAAACCCCTGTTGATGGAGGTAAGTTAAAATGGCAGGACAGACTCCGGGTAGCGCCGAAGGTGGACTTCCCCAATCTTATGTAACCGGGCTAACTGAAACTTCTCTGATTGATCTAGAAGGTGTCGGCAAGATCCGCTTTGAGAATGGTAAGTGGTATAAGTGGGTATTGTACGATGATGGTACTGATACCCTAGATATCGTGGCTGGTGACTTCCTAGGATACTTTGCCTCAACTGGCTATGGGCTGTCTAAAGTCGTCTCTGATATTAGTGACGGCGATGCTACTACGCCCTTTGGAGCTGGGGTTGCAGTAGCAACAGTGACAGTCGATCAAACCTATATGTGGATCCAGATTAAGGGTCTTGTGACTCTTTCCCTTGATCCCACTGGTACCCCAGCTGACAGTAATGCTCTTGTTCCTTCAGCCACTAATAAGGCGATGGCAATCGCTACAGCTAGTGATGTAGAGCATATCTGCGGCCATACTATCAATGATGCGTCGAAGATCGTCTATCTCGATTGTCCCTGGTAAGGAGGTGAGTTATGACAGCATATACTGCAGCCGTCACCTCTTTGATGAAGAGGGCCGTCAAGATAGATGAAGTAACTGGCATTGGGCTGTTCGCAGGCCAGTGTGATGTATCTAACTACAACACGACGCTTGCGGAAATTAAAGGGATCACGGGAAAGTTTAAGAGTATAATCGCCGTGGTTAGCCAAGGTGCTAGTGATACTGGTTGGGTGCCTCAGTGGGAAACCGCTAGTGGAGCTTTCCAAATGTGGGAGGGCAACTACGACGCCGCGGATGGGCCTCTACAGGAAGCTTCTGTCGATGATGATACTGGGGCTTTTGAGTTTGTAGCCATTGGCCTTGTCTAACAATGGGTACGTTAAATCTGACCTCTCTGATTAGTGAGATCAAACTGCATCATGCTAACCGCAGTGATCTCACTGATCAGACTGTCGTAGACAAGCTTAATCTTGTACAAGAGAGGCTTGCTCGCCTTTGGGAGTGGGAGGAATTAGATAGTGGTGAAGAAGTAACTATACCGATTACAGCCACCGCTAAAGATGATAAAACTATATCTTTAGTAAATACTTATAGAGACATTTACTCTGTCCGTCTTGTGACTGGAGATGGAACAAGTAAGAAGTTGGATTATATTAGTAAAAGATCATTTGATCTGATGTATCCAGAACCTGAATTTGATGCCAGAAACGATCCATTCATTTATACAGTTTGGAAAAACAATATAGAAGTCTACCCAGTTCCTCGTGAGGCTGATACCCTTATAATTCGTGGTATGAAGTGGGCTGATGCCTTCTCTTCTGGGGATGGTGGAGCAAAGAGTGATTTTGATCGAAAGGATGATATTTTAATCTATTGGACAGTCTCGATGATCTGGGATCATCTTGGAGAGTATGAGAGAGCCAAGAGGTTCTTTGGGATTTCTCAGAATATGGTTGATAAGGCCAAGGATGAGCAAGAAACAAAGCCTGATCTTGAGATAAAGCCAGCCTTTGAGGCTAATTTCGGAAGAGGCCCTCCAGGTCAATACTGGGCTAATCCTTTTATTCGATGGGTGAGGTAGATGGCTTTTTCACGCACCTGGAACGCTGCTTACGAAGCACAGCCAGCTGATGTAGAGAATATATCTCTTGGAGCTGGACGCATTCGTAATCTTAAGAGCGATATTCAAGAGCGGCTAGAAATTGATCACTTTCATGCTGGTGATGCTCAGGATGGAGAACATAAGAAATTAACATTTGGAGCTCCTATAGCTACTCCAGCTAATATAGCAAATAAGGGGTTTCTTTATGGAAAAGATGTAAATTCAAAGATTGAACTTCATTGGGAAGATGAAGATGGAAATGAAATTCAGATAACAAGTGCGGGAGTTTTAATAGGAGTTACTATAACTGGTGAGATTAGAATGTGGACTACATCATCTGCCCCGACTGGTTGGGTAGATTGTGATGGGTCTGCTATATCTAGAACCACCTTTGCTGGTTTATTTGCTGTTATAGGTACAACTTTTGGTGTAGGGGATGGATCTACAACTTTTAATATCCCTGACTTTGATGGCCGGGTACCTTTAGGGGCTGGAACTGGAGATGCTTCAGATGCTACTGCTCATGCTTTAGCAGATAAAGAAGGTACGGAGACGCATACCTTAAGTATAGCTGAAATGCCTGCTCATACTCACGAGCAAGATACGCGGACCGGCTTGGTAGGCGCAGGTGCGCAGCCGGGTATCTCCTCCGTCTCAAATAGACTAAGAGAAGGTACGACACAAAGCACAGGCGGAGGTGGGTCTCATAACAACTTGCAACCTTCCCTCTCCGTGCATTTTATTATCAAAACTTAAAGATTGAAGAATGGCCGCTAAAGAATTCCCAAAGACTTGGCCTCCTTTAGTTATTAGAGAATTTGAGGATATTAAAAAGGCTTATATAGTTGTTAGAGATTTAGTTAGATCTTTAGACGATTTAAGGAAGAGGGTTTTAGAAGTAGTAAATGACCATGCAGCCCTTATAGATTTTTCAGTTTCAGCTACAAATAGTATTACCTCTGGAACTACACAGACACAAGTAGGAGCTACAGCTTTAACCTCACGTTTTAATCGAGTTGCTACACATGGAAATGTAGATGATGGAGTTAAACTTCCAACTGCCTTAGCCGGAAAAGAAGTTATTATCTTAAATGATACAGCTACTGCTGATCTACAAGTGTGGCCTGCAACAGGAGATGCTATTGAAGCAGCTGCTGCTGATGCAGTTGGAGTTACTAAAATAGCTAATCAAGAGTCAGTAACTTACCAAGCAGTCGATGCTACAACTTGGTACATAACGAATATTGAGCCTTAATATGACTAATCTTTTTCAAACAGCTCCTGAGGAACAACAGCCCTCAGCTGATGAATGGAGCTATCAAGATATTCCTCTACTGAATAGAGGCATTAATCAAGCAGATAGACCAGAGCTTCTGGAAGATGGCTTTTCCCTAGTTGCAGATAATATAAGATTTGAAAGAGGACAAGTTCTTGTTGATTTTGGTTATAAGACATTTGCACAGGTTGTTAGGGGTTCTCCAAGAGCTGACTTTCAATTTTTCCTGAAGAATGGTTCTTCAATATTAACTCTGATTACTAATTTAACATTCTATGTTTTTGTGGAAGCTGTTAGCGAATGGCAGTATCCATCAGATGGAACTAAGACAACTATGAATACCGACGAAGCTGCTGGTGGTACTACACTTGATGTTGTAAGTATTGCTGGTTTCTCTGATGGGGATTTCATAGGTGTAGAATTAGATAATGGAGAACAGCATCAAACAACTATAAACGGTGTACCAGCAGGTAATAATATAACTATAACTGATGCTATCCCAAGTGGGGAGAATGCAGGATCTGGAAATGATGTTGTTAAGGCGCTTGTCTTAACAGGGACAGATGATATTCCTATATCTATCACAACCTGGGCAGCTTTTGATAAGATGTATTTTGCTAACGGCGCTGATACTCCAAAAGAGTTTGATGGGGTTGATGTAGCTACTATTTCAAATCTTCCTGCTAGTGGAAATACTATATGTAGGTTAGTAGCGATATTTAATAACCAACTTATCTTAATGCATACAGTTGAAAGTGGAACCGCTTTTCCTCAGAGGGTTAGATGGACTGAGCCAGGTGTAGATGATGATTTCCTTGAGGCTGTTAACTTCCTTGATCTTTATGACAGTGAAGATTTCATTGTTGCAACTGAGACCCTTGGAACATTCCAAGTTATCTATAAAGAGCGATCTATATATAGAATGGAGTTTCTTGGTCTTTCAGACCAAAATTGGCAGTTCACTAGAACCATTGATGGAGAGGGAGCACTTAATCAGGATGCGGTTATTAATCTAGGTGATGAACATCTATTCATGGGTAATGCTAATATCTATAGATACGATGGGAACTTCAGCCTTGATCCTGTAGGGGATAATATCTTTGATAAGATATTTGCTCAAGATGGAGAGTTAAATCCTGAGTTTACATCTAGAGTCTTTGCGGTTTATGTAGAGGAACTGGATGAAGGCTGGTGGTTTTATCCTTCTGGTAATGACGAATTTCCTATGAATATGCTTAAGCTTAAGGTTTCAACAAGGGCTTGGAGTATTAGGAAGTT